GCCCCCACCCTGCCCTCCGCACAGAAAATCAAAACCCTGACCGAACGCTGGCCCAGCGGACTGGATGAAGACGTGCAGCATATCCGTGCAAAGAACAAGGAACGCATCCTGCATGCACTGGTGCAGAAGATTGAGCACCGCAAGAACCCGGCTTCCCGCTTCCATTTCGAAGAGGGACTCAGCTACGAGGAGAAGTTCAACCTCGTCAGCGAATGGTGGAATGACTTCCGTTTCCATCTTGCCATGGCCGTCAAAAGCCCTACGGAGCTAAACCGTCTTCTCGGCAACTCCCTTTCTGCCGAAACCATGTACCTGCTCTCAAAAGCCCGTAAGAAGGGAATGCCTTTCTTCGCCACCCCCTATTATCTGTCACTGCTGAACTGCACCGGCAGCGGATACGACGACGAGGCCCTGCGCAGCTATATACTCTATTCACCCCAACTGGTGGAAACCTACGGACAGATACGTGCCTGGGAACGGGAGGATATCGTAGAACCAGGTAAACCCAACGCCGCCGGCTGGCTGCTGCCCGACGGGCATAACATCCACCGCCGTTATCCGGAAGTGGCCATCCTCATCCCCGACACCATGGGACGCGCCTGCGGAGGACTCTGCGCATCTTGTCAGCGTATGTACGACTTTCAAAGCAAACGGCTCAATTTTGAGTTTGACACCCTGCGTCCCAAGGAGACATGGGAAAAGAAGCTGCGCCGGCTGATGGCCTATTTTGAGGAAGACACGCAACTGCGGGACATTCTCATCACCGGCGGTGACGCACTGATGAGCCAAAACAAGACGCTGGGCAACATATTAGACGCCGTCTACCGCATGGCAGTCCGCAAGCGGAAAGCCAATCAGGAACGGCCCGAAGGAGAAAAGTATGCAGAGCTGCAACGTGTACGCCTCGGCTCACGCCTCCCCGCCTACCTGCCCATGCGCATCAATGACGGGCTGGTGGAGATTCTAAGGGAATTCAAGGAAAAGGCGTCTACCATCGGCATCCACCAGTTCATTATCCAGACACATTTCCAAACCCCGCTCGAAGTCACTCCGGAAGCTGCCGAAGGAATACGCAAACTGCTGGCGGCAGGCTGGCTCATTGACAACCAACTGGTATACAACGTAGCTGCATCCCGCCGGGGGCATACTACCCGCCTGCGGCAAGTGCTCAATCAGTTGGGAGTGGTTTGCTACTACACCTTCTCCGTGAAAGGTTTTGAAGAAAACAATGCCGTGTTTACCCCCAACAGCCGTTCCGTACAAGAGCAACGGGAAGAAAAGCGCTTCGGGAAGCTGACCAAGGAAGATGCCCATAATCTGTCCGTACTGCTTGGAACCGTCCATGACCCGGCAGCCTGCATCCGGCGTTTCCTGAAAACGCACCACCTGCCTTTCCTCGCCACCGACCGCAATGTGCTCAACCTGCCCGCCATCGGCAAGAGCATGACCTTCAACATGGTAGGCATCACTCCCGAAGGCAAGCGCATCCTGCGTTTCGACCATGACAGCACCCGGCGCCACAGCCCTATAATAGACCGGCTGGGACAAATATATATCGTAGAGAACAAGTCCATAGCCTCCTACCTCCGCCAACTGCAGGCCATGGGAGAAGACGCCGAAGAATATGCCACCATCTGGAACTATACGGAAGGCAAGACAGAATCCCGGTTCAGCCTCTACGAATATCCTGATTTCCCCTTCCAAATCACCGACAGAATGAGCAATCAGGACATTGCAGGATAGCATATCCAAGATATATTCCGTACTTTTGCAGGTAGAACAATGAAATTGGAAAGTATGGAAATAGAACAACACCCTTTAGAACCCTTCCTTCCCGGCAACGCCCGTCTGCTGATGCTGGGAAGCTTTCCTCCGCAGAAAAAGCGGTGGTCCATGGAGTTTTACTACCCCAACTGGAACAATGACATGTGGAGGATTACCGGATTCCTTTTCTTCAATGACAAGGATTATTTTGTAGACAAGACGAAGAAGGCTTTCTGCAAAGAACGCCTCATCAGTTTCCTGCAGGAAAAGGGTATTGCCTTGTTCGACACAGCCTCTGCCATACGGCGCCTGCAGGACAACGCCTCGGATAAGTTTCTGGAAGTGGTGCAACCCACGGACGTCCCTGCCCTGCTACACCGGATACCGCAATGCAAGGCTATCGTTACCACCGGCGAGAAGGCTACGGACACGCTGTGCACGCAGTTCTCCATCGACAAGCCCAAAGTAGGCGACTTCACGGAGTTTCTTTTCGAAAACCATCCGATGCGCCTCTACCGGATGCCTTCTTCCTCAAGAGCCTACCCGCTGGCACTGGAAAAAAAAGCAGCAGCGTATCGCATTATGTATCAGGACTTACAGATGTTGTAAGCAACTTTCTTTATAAAATAAGTACGTCTGTTACTTGCATATTTGAAAGTTTGCATTACCTTTGCAGCCGCAAACACGGGAGTAGCTCAGTTGGTAGAGCACCGGTCTCCAAAACCGGGTGTCGGGAGTAGTGTCCTCTCCCCTTCCTCCACCGCCGTAATAGTTGATTCCAACACTTTGAAAAGCTGTGGGAACCATCTCCAGTTCTACGGTATTGGAAACACCTTCGCGTTCAATGCCGGCAAATCTATCCACCATGACAAACACCGGAGATGAACGTCTTCCATCCTCATCCACCCAGTCACGCAGATACACATATTCCTTGCCATCAGCCTCGTGTGTATAGATAGTATCCGGCTTTTTATGGGATTCGTCACTGAACCATCTCGTAATGCTTCGCATGTCGGTCGGTATATCCTCCGGGATATTCTCTCTCTTCGCCCCTTTTTTAACCGCCTCCGGCAAAACATTCCATCTCCAGAACTCGGAATCCTCCACCTTATATGCTACATTCGAGAAAGCAGGATCTTCAATATCCGGCTCTTCAACCTCCACCTCATACACATCCTCTACATTCTGCACATGTACGGAAGTGCCTCCGGTAAAATAGTTCCCTCTCAGCAACAGCCTGGCCGTACGCTTGCGGTTGTCAACCAGAAATGCAGCATTGAACAACCGCTCCACCTGCTCAAGGAAATCCTTCACGCTCCAGCCCGGCAGCATCTTGTTCCACAATACCGTTGGTACCGTATGACAGATATACACATCCTTATATACCGTATTCTCCAATTGGTTCTCCGTCAACCCATATCCGAGTGCCCTCATCAGCTCCTTGATGTAAGCGCACAAATAAGGCTGCGGTGTCACATCGAACATATCATCCGTACCCAAATTCCGGTTATCTGCACTTGCCTCTGCCTTGACACACCACTGGTTGTGTATATTGCCGGTATCCTGGTCAAGTACCGGCACCAGACAATACTCCACTTCCGGATAGGTTTTCTCAATATGGGGAAACATATCCGTCGTCAGTACATCCGTCCGCTTCATTTCCAGAGTTCCAATCAGCAAGTCACCGCCGACAAAATAATTCAGTTCGGAATTGCCGCTCGCAATCTGGAGCGATACCGTATCATCGGTCCAACCGGTAATAATCTCCGTACCGTTGCAATACACCCTATTGTCAGCTACCAATATGGCAGCGCGTTTGGTCTTCACCTCCTGCACGCTGTTCAACCGGTTCAAATGCGCATACAGTTCCGCATTGGTAGCATTAGTCAGCTGCAATGTTATCTCGTAGGTATATTCTCCATTCTTGGTAATCAACGGATTCTCACGCTTCACCTGAATGGAAAAATCCTTCGGAAGTACGGCATGCACACCGTCAATAAACAATTCAGTCATAATCAACCAAGTTAAGTCCTATACTCATTCCGTTCCAGCCGCCGAACACATCGTACTCCCACTCCACTGTCATACTCTCTGCCCCCTCCACTTCTCCGCAAAAGAAATCCATCTCCCGGAGTTTGGTTTTAAGCAGTTGCATGACCTGCTGGATGTGTGCATAATGCAGCAGTTCCTCTTCGTCGGTCTCCTGACCCGACGGAACCTTCTCAATCAGGAACAGCAACAAGCTATTCTGTTCCCGATAATTATCCTCATTGCCCTGCGACACTGCATCCGGGTAGTTGGCACACAGCATCAACCCCGTACAGTCTCTCAATTGCTTGACAAGATGCTTTTCGCTGACGGCAATCACTGTCCCGTCAATCTTCGTCCGGCTGACCTTATTAACGCGCTCTTTCAGTTCTACCAGCATCTCCCTATATCTCTGTATATTTATCATAGCCCTATCAAATTATTCTGTTCAGGATTCGCCATGGTGAAGCTGAACTCCACCGCCTTCAAGACGCTACGCCTGAAGGAGCGTTCAAACTTCTGTTTCGTAATCACAATAGGCAGCCATTCGCCATCCACGAGAATCTCCACCTCTTGCGCATTCAGCATGTTGTGCCATAATTTATAATCACTCTGCAACATGATGCTGCCGGAGTTGACCGTGTATTCATCAGTAACCTTGACACCGAACTTGCGTTGTACCCCGTACATGGCTGCTGCATCACTCTCATTATTTCCGGTCAGTTTCAGTTCACCGGTAGCCGTTAAAGTCTCAGGCATGTCATACACATTCTTGAAACGGAAACACCATACATCCACATACCTTGTACCATCAACGTAAAACTGCATGGAGCCTCCGAGCATGCCCACCGTATAACTGGCTATGTCCGATTTGGAAAATCCGGGAAGCACAATCTCCAGACTCACATCCACCGTGAAAGGCTCCAAAGAAGATACCGGGAATGACTTGCTCTCCTGGCTGCCGTCATTGAAAAAGGCTGTTATGTCATATCCTCCATTCTGCGGATAACCGCTCACATACTCTTTGGCCCCCATACGTGTCACCTTGGCAGCCACCTCACTCAGTATTCCCGGAGAAGCGGCATCCTTCCGGGTCTGCATCCGGCTGAACATCACGTAGCTCTGCGCGTCTTCTGTCTCGTTGATAAGGAAGGTAAACGTCCCCGAAGCGGTGCTCTGCGGTGCATAGTCCAGGCACCACACGCCCCACAATGCCAATTCGCAGAACTTGCCCAGCCCTCGGATTCGCACCAGGTTGTCGGCATCCGGTACATATTCTTCATCAAGTATCTTTTTACCGCCATATTTTACGGCAAAAGCTATGGTCACATCCGTGTCAATGATGTAGTCCTGCATGGTGGCGCAGAACTCCCGTGCCCTGGGTCTCTGTATCACATTCATAAACAACAATATTTGTTTCTACGGTCATTTTTCGGCAGCAGCTCGTAATCGGTCATACTACCGTCACGCGCCCGCTTCATCTCATCTATCCAAGTGGCAGCATCGTCTGCCATCCATCCGGCCACACGCTCCACATCATCGATCGATGCCGGTTCACTTGCATTCATGCCGCTTTCTGCCACAAACCTGCGGATCACTCCCCCCGATATCGCTCCCAAAGACAAGCGACGAAGTGCCATACTCATGGCCAGCAACGCCACCGCCTTGCATGCTGCGAAATGCGCGTCCGTCTCCAGTACCGAGCTTTCTGCAAGCAGTGCCTCCCAACCGGCACCGTATGCCCGCTTCACCGTCAACTGCTGGGCTTCTCTGATGAAAGGCAGAAGCAGCAGGAACATACGCTCACTCTTATTTATCGGGAAATAGGTATCGAAAGAACCCCCATTACGGATTATCAACATCTGAGCAGACTTATACATGTCGCTATCCGTCCACTCTTTCAGTTCCTTGTCATTCAGATAACGAATCAGCACATCTACCGCCTTGTAGTATTCTTCGAGATGTAGCGCGTCATCACGGTCTAACTGCCACTCCCAGGGTAGTTTTTCGCTGCCATCGGTAGCCACCTTGAACTTGCGCCCGTCATCCTCATGGCTGAGGTCATTCTTCTGATACAGCCGCAATGTGGCCAACAGCGCAATCGGCCGTTGTACCTTGCGTACAATCCCGGTATCAGTACCCTCTTTCTCCGGATTGAGATAATAGTTCTCTGCCAGTTCTATCACCTTGCTACCGACCAACTGCGCCAGTTCTTCAGTAGCCAGCTCTATCTCACCGATAACCTTGGTGAAATCATTGTTAGCGTAATAGTTGGCGGTCAACTCACGCAATTCTTTGGCACCTTGGCCGTTTTTGTTGAATATCATAACATCATTTTTTTAGATTCCTCATCAGTTCGTCTGCCCGCTGCCTATCATCGAGCAACTTCATCATCACACGCAGCAGCATCGTATCATCGGTAGCCCTCACATTGCCGAACACTCCGCTTTCGGCCACAGAAAAGAGTATCGAGTTCATGCCCAGGCTCTGCACATCATTCTGCCGGGTATCCTTGTCCCTTCCACGGGAAAATACCGGTCCGAAACACAGTTCCAGCCCGTCAATGATGAAAGTTCCGGAAAACAAGTATTCACAGAAGTAGGAGAACCAGGCATAAATCCCCCATCTCATCCACACCGGCATGTGCTCCACAAGCCCCATGTATCTGCCCATATATTGCTCACGGAAGGGTTCACGCTCTACACAGCCTTTTTTCTCCACCGGAGGACGATAGAGGATGGCACACAATGCCTGCAAGTCTACCGGATCATGCCCGGCATTATACCTATTGACCGCAGCTACCGCATGACGGAACTCACCAAAAGCCAAATCCGCCCCATGGCTCATCGGGCCGCGCAGATATCGCCATTCCGGTATCAGATTCACGGTCGAGTCATACGCCAGTACCACAGCGTCTCCCTCCATTCTCCACATCCATGCCAATGTCTCGGCCAGATGGTCCACCAGCAGCATATCCTGCACCTTTGAACGGAAGACATATCCCCTATTCTTCAGTACATACGCACACCACTCGCGCTTCACGTCCAGCAAGCTAATGCCCGGTTTCGTCATCAGCTTCTCCCGGTTCTTCAGCAGGTGCAGCCACTCCAACGGCTTCACCTCTTCCCAGCAGTCCGGGAATTCAATATCCTTCTGTCTCATATCTATACTTGTTTTGCCGCTCTGTCCGGCGTCGATACATTCTCTTCCTTGTTGATAACCTTCCGGTAAATACCGAGGAAAATCCCCTTCTTATGCGGGAAATTAATACGGATGGCATCATTGATTGCCTCCAGTACGATATCCTCGGGAATCTGTGTGTCAGCCCCGTAGAATATCTTCAATGCATAGAGCATCTGGCTGCCGCTGTCACTCTTGCCGTCAATGATGATGTTGGCCAATGCCGGAGAAAGCCCGAAACCGCTGGTAGTGGAACTGTCCGCGATGCGTGAAATCTTCGCCTGCGCCTCGATGTACTTGTCGATATTCATCTCGATAGGCTCTATCTTCCAGCTCTGGGCATTACCCTCGGCATCCACGAAGTCGACACAGCTGAAGAACTTGCCGGCATTCTTCTTGCCAGCCATCACATTGGCGATGGTTTCGGTCAATTCATCCTTCAGCCGCTCCATTTCCTTCTGAATCTTCGTCTCATCCCAATCCTCGTGCATGGCCATAATCAGCTCATGTTTCTGGTTCCAGTACTCCTGCGGAGAATGCACCACATACGCGGCTGCAATCATGTTCTCATTCAGGTGCTTGATGATTTCCGGAAGGTTGTTCGCATTCTCCAGCCAGGGAACCGACCCATAGAAGCAGGAAATCGCATACATACTACGGCCAAAGCTCCGCATGCAATGGTATTTAATGGCTGTTTCGTACCGGGTCGGATTCCATTTGTCAAAAGCCGGGTACTTGCGGAACGTGCGGCTCTTGAAGGAATCAAAATCACCGGTAAGGTATTCCGTGACATCCTCAAGCCTACGGCTGTCATTCTCCGGCCACACCAGACGGCTTTCTTCGCTGTGCAGTGACTCCAATCGCTGCACCCATGGGCGGCCGATACGCACTCCCCTGCCCATATAATACTTGGTGAAATGCCCGTTCATGTGCGTGTATTCAACCAAGTTGTCACGTATATACCCTTTGTAGTCCCAGCTATCCAGCCATTCCTGAATCTCGGCATCCTCCATCCATTCCTGGATACGTTCGTTATTCTCAATCTTCACCCGGTAAAGCATCGGCCCCTGCCCATATAGCAACCCCACCTTACGGTCCAGAATACCGGGTCCCAGGTTGTTCTTCTCCAGCAGGTCACGAATGGCATTCGGCATATTGTTGTCCGGCCCCCATGGAACCACACGTACACCGGCCACCGATACCGGGTCACCATCCCAGTCCTGCGAGCCAGCATTAAAGAACTGACTCATGCTCTGGCTCCAGTTCATGTTAATGGCATACTGTCCGGCAGCCGTATCCACAAAACTGAAACTGCCTATCTTCTTTATCTCACTCATAATTATCTATTGATATAAATTCTCGTTGTATTAATGAACAGCGAACCGCAATAATCCACCACTATCTGCTGAAGTTCCGGTATATGCTGTTCAATCACGGGATTAAACCAAGGTTTCGGCTCCCGGTTCCAATCCTTGTTGCTTTTCTTGGTGATTACCCGTGTACCACCCTCCATATTATATCCACGGCCTACACCCAGATGAACATAAAGCCCATCGGCATTGAATCCGAAGCCGATGCTCGTAATCTCCTCACCTTTGGCCGGCACCTTGCCCCAATGCCGGTAATTCTGCCTGATGGATGCCGAAAGCTTCTTATCTTCATCAATCCATTTCGATACGCTCGCCTGCAACGCCTCGTTCACCTTCTTACCCCAGGCGCGTATCCGACCGTTGAATGCCGCAACCGCTTTCGCATCCTGCTGCCGCTCGAACTGCTGCGTAATGCCGGTATCACCCTCTATCGTGATGTCCAGCGGAAACCTATCAGCCAGCCGGTTCTTCTTGTTCCACCAGCTGCTGCGATTGTTATTTTGCGATAATCGTTCTGCATGTGCTCCCATGCTGCAAAAGTACCCCAGACCACTTATCCGAAAAAGGACACAAAAAAACCGGCTATCCATCACGGACCACCGGCTTCTCAAATGTAAAAAAAAATATTTCTTAGAAAATATCCTCTACGGCAAAGTCATCCAGACCACCATCCTCATGCGTCAGAACCTTGCCGTCAGCATCTGTAGTCGAACATATATGGCGCATGATGTAATCCTCTTCGCTCATGCCTCCAGTCAGAACCAATAAGGCATCCTCTCGAGAATAATATATCAAAGCCTTGGCACAATATTGAATATATTTTTCTTCATGCGGAAACAACACACAGAAATCATCAGCCGAAGGCTCTATACCCAATTCAGACCGTATTTCTTCAATCTGTTGGAACAATGGTTTCAACCCTGCTGATACCGGGACCTCAAGCTGATATTCCATCCGGTATATATTCTTGCTATTCTTTGCGGCCTCGTTCATTGCTCCCCCCTTTCTCTTCTTTCTCAATATATTCATTCAAGAACTTGGCAAGGTTTTTGAGTTCTTCCAGTGTAATGTCGCTCGACTGACATTCAAGATTGTATATTGATTCTTTTGCTCCATTGCTGCTGACAGCTACGGTTTTCATAATCCGAGTCTCTTTCATACCTCACCCCCTTTCCGGCACTTCTTTGCCTTATAAACGCACAATGCAACGGCGATGACCAGCGGCGGAAACACCAGGCTGGCGCACGTCCAGCCGATGGCACGGAAATACCATTTGTCAGCTTCGGTCTGGACTTCGCAGTCTGGAGCCAAAGCACGGTAGTACTTGCGCTGGAGGTTATTGACTTGCTCGGTAAGAGCATTAACAGATTCGCCTACGGCAGGAATGCCGGAAGCAGGCACGTTAAGAGTGCCAGATAATTGAGTTTTCATACTGTATGAGTTTAGCGTTTAGGCAGAAAAACGGCTGCCAATTCCCGTGTCGCTAAACTCATACAGATTCCGCCCGAAAGCAAAAGTGTAATGGGAAAGGCAGCCGCCTATTTCGTATGTATCATTTTACTGACGTCAGTAAAATGGTCTATGTATGGGCATAAAAAAAAAACATCGTATTTCGTGAGCATTGACCGAAGCTCGCGGTACGGATTACTCTCCGTATGAGTTTAGCACTGCAAAGATGGGAGTTTATTTTGAAATGGCAAAAAGAAAAGCGGAGTTTTTACTCCGCTTCTGAAATCTATCAAAATCTCCTTCATGATTTGTAACAAAAAAGGCTCCCACATCACATGGAAGCCTTCGAAAATCACATTGTATAATACGCTGTCAAACAATAACTACACAACGGATAAAAATTCTTTTCCAATACGGTGAATACCATCCACAATGCGTCTTCTTTGTTCAATGCGGGGAACACGCAACCCACTGGCATAATGGGAAAGCTGTTGCTGGTTAATGCCAGAGACACGAGATATGGCAGCCAAGGAGGTAAACTGTTCGCACTTACGGAGCAGTGCGGCAACTCCCAATTCCACATCGAATTCATAGTCTCCGTTAACAAGCCACTCAGGAAGCGTTTCGCCATCCTGCAATAGTCCTTCCACATGTTCACGGACAGCCTCAGATAGTTCAATCATCAGGCTCTCATAACTTTTGGAAGTAGCAACAACCATGCCGCACAGTACATCATCTTCGGTAACTGCACCGAAATTCTTATCGCACCAGTCAACCTTAATTTTAATCTTTTCCATAATTTTCTCCTTATCTTTGAAGCAGGGTGTTATTTCCACCCCGCTTGTTTCCAAATACTGTTTAATAAAAATTGGCTTAATACCTCACTTTCATGACCTCTTACTGTCACCCTGCCTTTTTTCGTGGGATGCTTGAATTGCCGGTGGTCACCTCCAGAGCCTTTCAACTTCACCCATCCGTCAGCTTCGAGCAACTTGATTACTTCTCTGACTTTGTATTTCTTCATTTGTGAATTGTTATTGTTTGACTCTGCAAAGATATAAATATTTATATCATTCACAAAACTATCGGGCAGAAAAATGATATTATTTTTTATATCATTTTATTCCCCTCCGTGGTTGAAGGAACGGTACACGGCCAGTCATTCCGCTTTTCGGGTCCCATTCCGTTTGCGAGCGTGCGAGCAAACGGAATGGGTGCGCCCTGCACCCCTCCGTCAAATCAGCCCCTCATCGTTGAAGCTGTAATAACCATCATTCGTTATTATGACATGGTCTAATATTCTGATATTGAACAATGCGGCGGCATTGTTCATTCTTTCGGTTATTTTCTTATCCTCCATACTCGGGCAGATGTTTCCGCTCGGATGATTATGTACCGCCACGAACTGTACCGCCCCCGTTTCAATCAACACCCGCATTATCAGCCGTATATCTACACAAGTCTGGTCTATCGCCCCTACTGATATCCTTTGCTTGCTTATCACCTTGGAAGAACGGCTCAACGCAAGCACCCAAAATTCTTCATTCGGCAAATCTCCTATCAATGGGCGCATCAAGTTGTATATATCATCACTGCACCGGACGGCATCCGCATCCCTGCGCCTTACCTCCCTGCGCCTGTACAATTCCACAGCTGCCACCGCTATGCGTCTGCGGTGCGGTGTGAGGCTGTTAAACAGTCGTTCCAAGCGATATTCTCCCGTCCATGCGTCTGAAACGGTGTCGGCTTTGTTCGTGAGTTCACCTATCAGCTGGCTATCCGTTTTTTCTCTATTATCGTCAAACAGCGACAACTGCACTGCATTTCCTGCTTTCATTTTTCTTTTCATGTCCTCATTAATTTAAAACTGTCCTACCCAAGAAATAACCTCCCAACACTTCCGCACCTAATTGCTCCAGTGCGCACGCAAATTGTGCGTAGCTGTGTCCTTTCGTTAGTATGTCATCAAAAACGAGTACCCGCTTTCCGTTGAAAAAGTCAGTATTCAGTGTAATAGTTTCCGTGTTCTGTATGCTTTTGCCTTTTTGGGTTTCGTGGATGGTCATACGTTTTCCGCCCACTTTCACGGCTTTGTAGCCATTCATGCATCCGCAAAGGTTGGAAACCTCTTCGCAAAAGTCTTGATAGCGTTTTTCCGTCCGTTCTGCCGAACTTGCAGGAACACAGACAAACACAATGCTATCGGCAAACGAACCGAATTTTTCCGTTATCTTATCCGCTACGATAGCTGCTACCTGCTTGCTGCGTTTCCCTGCCTTGAAGTCCCATATCAGTGAGCGGATTTGTTTTTCCCGTTCTGTAGCTTCGTATCTTGTCGGTATGTAATCAAATAAGGAAATCATCGGTTTATGCCATTGATTTTTCCATGCTTCGGGGATGTTTCTTTTTGCTGCCATAACTGTAAGTTTTTAATTTATTCTGGATTTCTGGAGTCGTCGGGTGGAGCCTTTTTTAATTTACTCCGTTTCCCGGAACGACTTTTTTTTTATTCCGGCGTGTCTGTATGACGTGCGGTATGGTTGCCTTTTGATGCCGCAATAATTGAGGTGCCGAGGATGACATTCCGCAAGGTTCCGACTAAAACCGAAGGCTTGAATACTACCCGTAGGGCTGGAGATTTTTTAGCGGACAACGCCCGACCTTGCTTGTCAGACCGGTGCCCTACATTTGCGGACTCAAAAGACTACCTGACCGCATACAGAGATGCAGGAAATGAAAAGGAGTTCCGGAAGAGAAACGGAGGCACGCCAAGCGGAACGCTTACCGCTCTGCCCTTCCTGATGGAAGGGCGTTTCATAAAAACAGACAGAAAGCACTGCTTTCTACCGCTAAGACGCGAAAAATCCCGTTATGCAAGTTTGACATAGGATATACCGCCACCGGCACCTAAACCAGACTTGTATAACGGGATTTTTCGCGCGCCCACCCCGTATTGGGGTGACTTCTTCTCCCAATAGGGCGTTTTTGGGTACAGAAACACCCTAATCAAAAATCCACCTCCTTGAAAACCAAAAAGAAAACCCATCCCTGCAACTTCTGTTGTAGGGATGAGCCAGCTTGCTGCCCGAGCCGCGCCGTCGGCAAGTTGCGGTCGCAAGCGCCCTTTCAGATTCGGAAATATGACAAAACCTTTACAATTTGTACCCGATGCTCCCAATCCCACCCGCTTCGGCCTCTCCCATAAACGAAAGGCCCTGCCATCCTCACGGACAACAGAGCCAAAGCAAACAGAAAAGAAATGTCACACCGAAGCGGCACCGGACACATTGCGGCCCATCCTCCAGATGCGGATAATCTCTTTGCGCAGGATGAAATACTTCAAGGCATCGGTCAGGTTAGTGGATTCTTTAGGCAATCTATGTGCAGGCAGCTTATCTCCAGTCTTCTGTTTGACTATCACACTGGAGCTGTCCGGCCGGGTAGCCACCTTGGTTTCTGTCACCTCCATTTCCGACTTGAGATTCGGGCAGTTGTGCTGGTCAATCAACAGTGTAAACAGTGTGCGCTCCAAGTTACCGCTGAGCAAGTCCATGAAGAACCGGTATTCCAGATTGCTGCCGATGTTGCCCTGCCCCAAGCTCATCAACTGTACCTGCCATCCCGTACGCCTGCCCTCCGCATCCGTCTCAATGTTCTTCTTTATCTGTGTGGCCATATCCGCACCCACCCCCTTGTAGTTGTTCATGGAGCGGTCATAATAAAGCTTCAGTATCTTGCGCTTGTGCGGCTTGAAATAATAGAGGAACTTATCGGCCAGCTCACGCACGGAGTTAGGCGGCAATGTATAGAGTTCTTTGAGTACACGCATCACACGCCCACTACGTTGCCCGAACACCATGGAAAGCATATTGCCGGAATCCATGCCTGCCTCCAACGGTTTATTCTTATCCAGGTACCGGAGCACCGTACAGTCCTGCTCCCACCCGAACGGGTGCTGCTCTATCACTTCATTCAGAAATCCGTCCGCATAGAAGTGCTTCATCGAGAGGTTACAATAGAACATCTGGCTTGCCTCCAGCTTGGGAATAATGGAAAGGATGTTGCAAAGAATACCTTCCAGCCCTTCAGCGAATTCATCGCTGAACCAGTCTTCTCCCAATATATCCACATTGACATAGGAGGAAGAAATGAAAAAGAAAGATACGCCCCGGCGTGTCTTAATCCAGCGCTCCTCCCAGCGCTTCATGTTCTTGCCGGCGAGTTCCATGGAACGTTCTGCTGTATCAAGCTTGGCCTGCAATGAACGGTCTTTCCGGAAAGCTTCTTTCAGTTCCTTGTATCGCTGCATAGCCGCCACATACTCTTTTTTCGTATCGTTATAGACAAACCCGGCCTGCAACATGAGAAGGATTTTCCGTTTGTCATTCTGCTTGGCCAGCTTGAGAATCCAGTCATATTCACCCAGGTGATTCGGATTCGGCATGTCAGTAGTCAGTGTACGGCTGCGGTACCATACGCTATCACCATACTTGACCCGGAACCCACGCACGGCCTTCAGCAAGTTCGTGAACTTCTCTTCCGGGAAATACTTCACTTCGTCACCGAACACCCCCACATAGGAACGACCGGCACCGATGGCCGGACGGTCCAAAGAGATAAAGGTGAAGTTGAAACCGGTGTAGAACACCATGGTATTGCGCCAGTCGGAACATACGTTGTACATGCGGTCGCGCCACTCTTTCGGCGGTTCCTGGTTCATAACATAATGAATGCCCTGCTCCCACCCCAGCTTCGACAACCCGTCCACCAGCGAGGGAACCACATTCTTGTGCAAATCAGAATACGTATCGGCCACCCATGCGAACGGTGCACCAGGGCAGTTCTGCGCCACCTCCTGCACCCGTTCAGCCAACACCTGCACCGTTTTGGCTGATGCACGCCCGGCAATCCAATAGAGCGACCAGGGCTGCATCACAGCAATGAGCTGCGCCATCCAGTTGGAATAGCGCACCTCCACATCATCCGATATCTTTAGTTTTTTCTTCCTGGTCATCGAGCATCTCTTCTATATCAACATCAATTATATTGGCATCTCTCTTGAGACGAGTCTTCTCCCGTGCAGAAATATCCTGCATACCGTCAATCTGTGCCGCGAGCAGGTTGCGGTTGGCAGAAGGCAATCCCACCGCATTCGGGTCGAGGTCATAGACCTTGATCGGTTTCTCATCCATTTCTTTCGGCTTTATCGGGTCCGGCTTATCCAACTGCTTGATTCTTGCCGCTTGTACCGTGAGATTGCCGTACACCTCCATATCTTTGGCGCTGGTGGCGTTCTGAAGTACCACCTGGGCCGCCTTCATCAGATTGTCATACATCATGTTACGGTGCGCATCATTCTCGATGGTATCACAAAGGTAGAACAGATTGATAGCCTCACTATACATCTGCCGGGCACGCATCCGTTCCACATTAAACGGTTCGTGCATCAGGAAAGCCACGGCATTATCCTTGCCATATTTACGGTTAATGCCTACCAGTGCATAGAGCACGTTGTAGTAATCCAGTTCCTCGTCCGTCAACTCCATGGTGCAGCCGGAAGCAAGGTAATCCTGCAAGGTCTCAAAGTAAGATTTATCGAACATCAGCCTATATCGTCATAAAATATCTTGTTAATGGAATTGCGGTACCCGGTCGCCTGACGGAACTTGTCGAACCGCTGTGCCTGGGTCACATTGTCACCGGTCTCCGCACTGGCGGCCATGGCCAGCCCCTCTTTGGCCCGTTGAAGCAGTTGCCCACGTTCATAATGGTACTTCAACGGTGAGCCTACCAAATTGAAGTACCAGAGAAAATCATTCTCCGGTACATGGTAATACATGGCAATCTGCCGCGGCTCATAGCCTATACCTGCCAACCGCTCGAACTCGTCCAGGTCGATACGGTCATACCATGCCGGGCTGTCACGCCACTTAACCAATTCTTCCGCTACGAAACTCATATACTTCTTTGTTTTTAAGGAATACGTATTGTTCTTCCATCGCATTCTCGCCATAATTGCCGGAGCCTTCGACCACAAAGAAACCTGCCGATGTGTCCAGGCAGGTAATCTTTTTGTGGCTCCATGCAAATGAAAGCTCTATCTCTCCATCTTGATGGAGCTGCATCAACCTCTCGTATATCTTCGGCATACGAAACTTGATGGTCTCCGATATATGCAGATGAATACTGCCAATCAACCCTTTTTCACGCCAACGGAGCAACGCGTTGATGATACGCTCGTTGGTGGAATAGGTCGCTATATACAAGTGCCTCACCTGCCCGGCATTCTTAATCAGATAAACAATGAAAGTGAATGCCGTAAAGCTTTTCTTTGTCTCAATGAAAAACGCCTCATTCTCCCGTGGAAGCCGCCCACACAACTCTTTCAAACTGTTCAGCTTGAATGTCAACATGGTTTCAAACCGACGGGAAAAGAAGCGGGAATCAGACATCTCCTGCCGCAATTCTTCAAGATTGAAGTAATAGCTCATTCCAATAATCTGTTAATGTCGGCCAGTTCCTTTTCATACCCTGCCAACCGTTCGCGACGGACAACATCCAGATGCGGCTTGTCACCCTTGGCCAACTCAGACTTGACCCGCCAGATATTGTTCTGGACCTGCTGCTGCCGTCGTACCAGTTCCTTGACCGGAAGATGAAGCAACTCGCTTCTGCGGCGGAACTCGGCAAAAGCCGGGTGCTTACCCAATAAAGCGTGATGCTCCTTGTAATAGTTCAGTTCCTGCCATATCATACGGTTATCCATGTAGCTGTCAATCACCTGGCGGCTGACATCGGCGCACTCCTGCAGGGAGGTACAATCCCTCAGCCTGGCATGTAACCGCACATAGGCATGGTATTTGCTGAACTTGCGGGAAGCGAGTGCCTCCAACTCCATCGGACAGCCGGGGGCATTGAGAAACGGAAACTCATCACGGAAAGACTCGGGTCCTTTCCGTGATGACGGTTCCGGCAATGCCCTTCAGCCCTCAAAGTCCGACGGTTCCGGAAACACCCCTTCCAAAAACTTTTCCAACCATGGTGAATACCCTGATACCGCATTGTTCATAAACATCTTGCGGGATAAGAGGTCGAGTACCTTCTTCTCATCCGGCTTTTGTGAAACCACCGGCAGCAACACCTGGTCTGTCGGCCAGTTGAGATATACGGGTTGTGTCGGATAAGGAAGAGAATTATAATAGACGGAAGTAAACAGATAGCCCCCCTCCTCCAGTTCAGGGAATCGCTCGAACATGGCGGCCAGACATCCCTTATCCAACAACATGGGTGTGTGCGTACCATAATTCAGACAAGGCAATTGACTCTTTTCCAGCAGTTCCTTCGTCCGCTTCATATTCTCGGCATAAAGCCCTTTGAATCTAAGCGGAACGAGCATTCCATTGACTTTGGGCAGCGCCACATGAGCCAGGTCGATAGGATTCATCACATAGATGTCATCGTTGGTCCAGATGAAACGTCCGGTCACTTCGGGCGATTCCATAGCCACTTTCAGCTTGGCCAGCGTATCAACCTGTGCATTGTCAGAGACGCGATTGTGCTCAATGAAGGTAATCTCTTCGCTGAACCAATCTTCACGGTCACCGATTACCACCACATTGATGCCGAAGCGTACATTCTTCTGCCAGGAACGCAGTGCAAAAAGCAGTTCCTTGCCTTGTGCAAACTCCTTGCAATAAGGAATAACCACTGTCACATGGTCTTGAACCGACCGCGCCGGCGCTGGTTCCTCCACCGCATCCACCGCCTTATCGACGGCCTGCACATCCTTTTGTTCCACACTCTCTTCTACCGGTTTCAGTTCTACGGCCACATCCTCGGTCTTAGCTGTTTTCTTTCTTGTTGCCATAATTTAAAGTTTTTAATACGATACAAAAATATCGTCTCCACATAGTTCGTAAAAGGACACAAAGAGAGGCGAATGCACTGCAAACGCCTCTCTCCAATAACCAACCTTTAAAACAGAAATGAATCAAACTCCTGAACCACCGGAAGAAGACGACGCTTCGCCCAATCCCAAAACGGCATTGATTTCTTCGTTGTCCGTAGCCGGTACAAGGCTCTTGGCGATGTGACCGATAGTACCTCCGCGTAAGGAACTTGCCAAATTGATAGTATTCTTGTCACCCTCCTTGTTATCCTGGGAATCGGCCTTGGTCATCTTCAGCGGAGTGCACGGCGTACCGGCAATCTTCGCATCCTCACCAGAGCAACCGAACACGATTGCCCCCAGATTCTCATTGATATTGTTGTTCACGAATTCATCGTGTTCCAACTCTGTACCCGGATGTTCATAATCCACATGGTGGATGAACCCGCGTGCATCATCCTCTCCCTCGCTGGAGTGGTAGATGTTGATGGTGGAGTCCGTAGCATACACCGCTATGGGCTTTTTACCTGGCATCATCTCAAATGCCGTCACCTTTACTCCCTTCTCATCACGCGTATAAGTCTTGACGTCTTCCCAGCGAAAAATCTCGATATAGGACTTCTTCCCTTTCGGACGTCCGGCATTCGATGACTTCTTGGGCACCGACACCATTGAATATGTTGTTTCTGACATATATGTACCTCCTATATTAATATAGTTAAACACCTGCACCGGAACCGGAAGAAGAACTGGACGATGCCTCAGAAGAGCTGTCTGTTTCTTCAGGCGGCAGATAAGCGAAGATAGCTTCTGCCAGCCAGAAACCGACAGCTTCCCACCATTCCGCGAATATCTTCACGTCGTAGTTCTCACCCTGCATCCAAACCTTGGCGCTCTGCGGGTCACGGCTGCGCAAATGCTTGAAGTTCTCCTTCGGCGTAATGAAGAAGGCTCCGGTACCGCGCATGCCCTCAAGCGGTGCGAACGTGAACCTGGAGAAATCCACCCTGATTTTCTCACCGTCCTCATTCTTGAGCCAGGGATATTTTTTACGGTATGCCTTGCTGTAACGTATCACCAGATCCGGATCAGCATGGATAAACATGGTCTTTTTCCGATACAGCGGCTTCACCTCACTCACTGCCTTGTCAATTTGGGCAAGTAAGGTCGCGTCTTCCAGCTTTTCACCGTCAAGCAGCCAGGTAATTTTATCATTATTAGCCTTCTTCAGCTTCTTGAGCTGGGTTACATAGCCATCCATCACATCGTTGGCATCCGTAGCGGCATCCCCATCTTTAACGGCACTGGTCTCCTTGAACTCACCGATCGCCAAAGCAACCTCACGCTCTTCGTCCAATTTCGGGAAGATAAGCTGATACAAGATATACTTGACTACCGGCATATCTTCCGGCTTCAGGTTCTCATCATACATATAACCGAGGATGTCCTCCATGATGTCCGACGGAGTGATGGGAACGTTTATCTTGCACTTGTAGTTCTTGATGGTCAACGGAGTGAACTTCGATTTGCCCTTAGGCGTCCACTTCGGTACGAATTGCTGGAGAACAGAATCAACGGCAGCCTGCTGCGCACGTACCTCAGTTTTGTCTGTCACCAGGGTTGACATGTACTTGGTGGACTCCGTGGTACCCATCAGTCCTTTGAGTATTTCTAACCTCTCGGAAGAGACATACTTGCCGAACTCTTTCTGAAGCTCGGTAGTCTCAATGGTCGAGTTGCCACTATATGCCGCTCCCTTGAACGCGGCATCCAAATAACGGTTGTGTGCCAGGCTCATGTCCGGCTTGAAATTGCTACCCATTTCGTTCTTGTCTCCTGCAACCTGCTGCCCCGCATCCGGTGCAGGTTCTTTGGCCATCTTGGCAATCTGGGCATCCTTCGAGGCGATGTCCTTCTCCTGCGCTTTCACTTTGGCATAGAGGTCGGCCAAATCCTTGCGTGCCTTTGCCAGTTCCTGCGCATTTTTGTCACGTTCAGCCTCCAGCTGCGTTCTCACTTCGTCAGTCACAGCACTTTCAGCATTTCTGCCGTCTTTCTCAAATTCGGCAAGGTCCTTTTTGAAGGCTTCGACGAATACGGCACCGTACTTGTTCTTCAGTTCCTCTTCTTGAGAAGAGAGCAGGATGGACTTGCCTTTCTCATCCTTGGCAAAGGCAGAGATGCCCAAGAAACCAAGCACTACGCTCATCACTTTTGCAAACATAATTCTATGATTTAGAGTTGATATAATTGTTAATAGTCATTTCCGAATCAATCTCACGGCTACGTTGTACGGCATAGTCCTGGGTACCGATAGCATCTATCAGCCCCACTTTTAACGCCTCCCTATGATAGAACATCCGGCCACGGAGCAGCCCTTCAGTCTCCAACTTCAGGCAATTTCCCCGGTTCTTCTTGACGTTCTCCTGGAAGTCGCGGGCCAACGGGTCCAGTTCCTCATCACGGATGGAAGCATAATCCCCCTTCTTGGCTGCCTCGAAAGGAGCGTTCTTGTAATCAGAGAGGTTGGAATAGATGGTATGCACCTTGATGCCTGCACTCTCATAATACTTGGCATAATCCGGAAAACTCATCATCACACCTATACTGCCGAACTCGGCAGACACCTCATTGGCCGCAATGATTTCGTTACAATAGGAAGCGGCATAATAAGCGGCAGAAGCGCAGAGGTCACAATGAGCCACCACTGCCTTGCCCTTGCCACGCGCATAAAGGATGGCATCGACCAGCGGTGCAATGGCATCCACTGCACCGCCACCGGAATCGATGTCACATAAAACAGAAGAAATATTCGAGGAATCAGCCGCCTCGCGGATGAGGTCGGCATACTCCATTGTACCATAGCTGCAATAGGTACCGTATTTAAGCAGGGTACCATGAACGGGAATAATAGCCGTACTGCCTTTGGGAGCGTCAGCATAACCACCGGAAAGCCTTGCCGTTCGACCGCCCGCTGCCGCAATCATCAACGGAACCGGTTCTCTGTCGGCAAGTATCCTATTATCCTGGTTGTCTATGCCATGCTCCAACAGTCTGTTTACAAGCAACAAGTTCGATTCCACCTCGCGGAAGGAAACGAACCATTTGCCCCGGCAGACTGCACTATATAAGTTTGAAAATGCCATTATCTTTTGTACCTTTTAATCCGATACAAAGGTACGATGGCACCAACCGTTCAAAAGGACTTCAATATTTTGGCCGGCTCAGGGCTGCTGCGCTTGAAAGAGAGGGCAAAGGCTGCCGGAGAACCAGATTCCTGAAGCGTCACCACTACCGGGAACTGGTCAGTTCCCACCACCCTTTCGGTACCATTGGTGAATTTCAAGCGGACCAGTCCCTCCCGGCAAAGCAAATCACGCAGCGAATTGGAAAATAAGGCTCCCGTATCAGTAACCACCGCTTTCAGCTCCTGCTCCGTCAATTCCCCGGCAACATTCTTTTCCTTGAACTCCCCGGAAGAGACCGGAATCGGCGTCCATTCTCCTGAAACCTGAATCGTTTCCACACCCGGCATATTTCTGACCACCGAGGCCGCAACCGGAATAAATCCCATGGCACATATTTGGGCACGTTTGTCACCGATATTCATTTCTTACTTATATTTTAAGAGTTATTTATCTGAAAATCTGTTTTTTACTTAATAATTAATCTGCTAAAAAATGTCAAGGGAACAACGACAATTGAATATCCCTATTCACCTCCTTGACCATCCGCTGCCTATTACGGTAGTCGAACTTCTTGACAGCATCGTAATTGATGGCATTGTTCTTGATATTGTATGCCATCAGGAATGCCCGGATAATCCGGTCCTGCTTATACCCCTTCTCATAGCCGGCAACAAAGTATTCCCGTACACGTATGCGGAAAGAGGCTTCGATATAGCTCTGGAGCATACGCTGTTTCCATTCCGGTATATAGATGAAGTTCTCCTGCAGAATAAAATGGTTCCACTCCTGAATAGGAAGATACAACGTTATCGGATGCTCCTTGATAGCCTGCTTGGGCGGTCTGTCCGTAACAGTGACCATGGCCTGAATGAACTTGCCAATATCATTGGCAGCAGTCACATTCACACCTTCATCAGTAGGCCTGCATCCGAATTCATGGTATAGGTAATCGTGAAGGTAGGGTTGGAGTTCAATTATTACATTAGGTTTCATAGCTCAAGTCATTTATTAATAAGCAAATATAGTGAACTTTTTATCGAAACTGATTGGTTCCGTCAGAAAAATAGTTCCCCAATTTACAGGCACATTTTGCCTTCCACATCTTCTACAACTTCTACAAACCGTTTAACATCCTATATATCAACAATATAACTATTACAATATAGAAGAAAAAGTGTAGAAAAACCTTATACAAAGTGGCATTTTGTAGAAGAAAAGTAAAAAAGCAGCATTTTGTAGAAATTTGTAGAAGCTTGTAGAACATCTTTTTATAACATAAAACACTGATTCATAAAGATGTAGAAAGTGTAGAAAGTGTAGAAGCATTTTTTGCCCCAAAATAAAGCATCTTTTTTGTCTCAAAAAGGCAAGAAAAAAGCCCCTACCTTCACAGGCAAGAGCTTCCGCACAACTATGATAGACATTAAAATTTATATGGAGAAGTTTTGTCCTCCGGCGGTTTATTATCCCGCCCTTCTTCCTCTTCGTCAGGCATTCCCATATCAATGTTGAGATTGATATTATAGTTTGCCATCAGCTCCGTGTAATCGAAGCAGAGGGCCTGCTTGGTCACGCTGGTTTTCTTATAATATTTTTGTCCACCGGCCTCCAATTCTTTGGTTACTTCTACCCCCTTCAATATGTTCTTGAAACGGACGGAGTTTTGTACCCCCAGGTATTCTTTGGAGTTCTCCAAGTAGAAATTCAACGATTCAGTCGGTAAAGCGGTATCTCCCACCTGTTTGCTGAACTTCTTATACAGCATGAAGATGCGGTCTGTGCGCATACGCAGGATAGGGCGTGGCTGCTTAAAAGCGAGGTCCTTGACCTTGTTTGTCTTCAGCCCGGACAAATAATCAATGCGGAAATCCGACTCTAAGAATATTTCACCGTCCTGCTGCAAGTAACTGACCACATTCCAGAAGTTGGCCAGTTCGTTGTTGCTCTTGCATTCACAGTTCTGCCGGATGATGCCGCCCACACAGATGTTCAGCAGCTCCAGGTAAGTGAATGGCACGTCGAGCACCGCTTCAAGCGCACGGAAGGCGGCCAACGGAATGACCCAGTTCCGCTGGATGCGGTCTTCTATGCTCTCGCCTTTCAAGCGTTCATTCAAATCCCCCATACACTGGCGATAGGAGGACGTGAAATCCGTCTCCATTTTTGACCGGTAGCGCAACAGCTGCAAAGTAAGGTGCGACAGTCCTAAGTCGCGTATTGACTTGCATTGGTCAAATGCCTGTTTCTCAGACGTGGAGAATTCCGTTTTGGTGAAGGTCAGGTAAATCAACCTGGAAAATAGGGCGATGTCAATTGTCGGCATTTCTTGACCGGATAGGATGACACCGCAATCCACGCTCGTAATCTCCCGCTTCTTGTCCCGGTCCATGTTCATGCGGCTTCGGCCAGTTCCGTCCCACAAGCCTTTGAGGAACTCCCGTTTGTCAAGGTCGATGGAATTCTTGTACTCGTCAATATGCACCAGCGCATTGGCGCATTGTGCCACCGCATCTCCCAAGGCTGCAATAGTCGCATTCTGGATGTTTGGCGGATTATTATTGATGATGAAGAACGACATCAGGCTGTGACCGAGTTCTGATTTGCCGCTACCTTTCGGGCCGAACAGATTCAAGATGGGGAAGCTCTTGGTTTGCCCCGATATGATGTCCCTGAAAAGGGAGGCGATTAAGAAACAGATGCCCACCTTGGCATTGTCACCGAATACTTGTATCAGCTGTTCGCTGTAGGATCTTATGCTGACATTGTTGTAGGTCGTATGCACAAACCTGCGCTCGAACTGGAACAGCTTCACGTCATCACGGTAAATGGTGCTACAACCGGGCAGGTAGAAGTTGCCGCCCTTCAGCCGAACAATGCCGTATTCGTCCGCCTCATGCCACTCCGTATCAAAGCACCCATTGCCGAAAGCAAAGAACCCCTGCCGTTGCCAGCCAAGCTGTGTCACCTCAAGTGCAGTCTCGGTCTGTTCGTAAAGGAACATCTTCAGCTTTGTGAGTTCTTTTTCAGTGGCCAGCCAGATATAATTGCCGAGGCCTTCTACCTTTTGCTTGAACTTGGACAATGACACCAGGTCTTCTTGTTTCATCTCTATGATTTCCTCTTGCTTGTTTTGATTCTTGATTCGGTAGAGACGTTTGGGCAGGAGGGAATCTTTGATGTGGAATAGAGGCAACATGGTGAAATTGCTCCATTGCACAGCTTTCCCACTGTCCCCAGCCAATGCAAAGTAAGCATTGTATTCTTCATAGAAGCCATATTTTTGATAAAGGTCACGGTCTATCTTTTTGCTCTCATTAATGACTTGCTTGGCTTTATCAAGCTTCTTGGCCCGTTTAATGGCCGTTTGCCACAACTTCTTGTCATCATAGAATGACTGGAGCTGTTTGAGGTACATGGACTCTTTGACTTCGTCCTTCACCATGACCACCATGGAGCAGATGGTGCTGACAGCATCGCTTCGCTCTTCGGTGGTATTGATGTCTTGGAATATATATGAGGCATACCATGGAATGAAATCTACCTCTTTCAGTTCTTGAAACTTCTGAATGCTCGTACAGTAGGTATCCGGATCATTCTTGCTCTGCGCTTCCCCAAGTGGTATCTCTTTGACCGATACACCAAACCCACACTTCATCGCCTGCAATCCGTTACGCATCACGTTGCGAATGCCGGCACCCAGTTTCTCACCTTTATCTGGGTTGGGCGGGTCCGCATCCGGAAGGAAGCAAACTTTAGTGGCGTACTTCTTCAGTTGCTCCATCTGGCTTTCAGTCCAATCGCCTCCAAGAGGGGCAACAGCGTTGTTGACACGAATACGCTGAAGCTGCATCGCATCGGGTGCCCCTTCCACCAAATAGAATTTATCTTCTTTGGCAGCCTGGCGTATGGCCGTATCAATTCCAAAAATTGAATCACGTTTATGGTAGATTTCATTTTCAGCCGAATTGATATACTTGGCCACCTTCTCACCGGACATGTCACGTGCGGTAAAGCCTATAATCCGTCGAAAACGGTCGCGTATGGGAATAACTATGCGGTTACGGTAACCATCGAAAGTCCTAATCTCCGTCCCCCTTTCTTTAGCCTTTTCCTTGTTGTCCGATAGCAGCCCCATCTCCTTCATCAAGTTTATGGAAAGACCGGCCGATTGCGCGAAGTTCAACAAATCATCCCATTTGTCGGGCGCAAACCCAATGCCCGTCTCTTCGGCATACTCCAGCCCCCAGCGCCCCTTGACATATTCGGCGGCAGCCCTGTTGGCCGGGTCCAGCAGATTCTGGCGGAAATGCTCCGCGCACCGCTGGTTGATTACGAACATCGACTCGCGCTTCATGCGTGCCTGTTCCTGCTCGGGAGTCAGCCTCTCTTCCTCGACGGTTATGCCGTATTTCTTGCCGAGGTGCCTGACGGCCTCCGGATAGCTCATCGTCTCGCGCTCCATCAAGAAACCGACGGCGTTGCCGCCCTTACCACATCCGAAACAGTGCCAGGTGCCGCGTGCCGGGCTCACGAAGAAACTGGGGGTCTTCTCCTTATGGAAAGGGCAGCACGCCTGGTAATTTACTCCTTTCTTCTTCAGATCGACGTAACCGGATATTACATCCACAATATCAGCACGGTCTAAGATTTGTTCTATGATTCTTTCGTCTATCATTGTATATTATATTCGGGTACTACCTTCTAAGAATGACAGTACCTTGTTCTTCGATATAATAGCTGCATATATCATACAAGTCAAACTCACACAAGCATGAATACACGCATTTCATGAAAAGGCCATAGTTCTCCGGACTGACCTTTTCAAGTACCCGGAAAGATTCACCGGGCAGCATCTCGTACAGCTCGATGAATACTTTGTCATAGTATTCCGTCAACCTCTCCATTCCTACCTGTTCTATATAAGACTGAATCCAGGATCGACTATCGTCCGGAAGATATTGAAGCAAGTCCATGTTTTAAACATTGAAGGGTACAAAAGAATTGTTTTATAGGAGAGTTATCAAGGACGTTATCTGCTCCTACAGTTCCCGCGTTTCCTTCAGGCTCCCAATGAACAAGTTCATCAGTCTCGCATATAGTCCGGAAGCTTCCTTCAGATTATCCGGATTCTTGCCGGTAAGCTGCACCTTCATATTATCCTTGGAGTAGTCATGGCATATAGCCAAGTGCAGCTCCCGGTTCCGGTCATCAACTACCGAGACCTTCACTTCCTCCACCACACTCCCCAGTTCTGAGGCATCCAACCACAAATATGACTTTTCATCTGTCTTCAGATGGCAATACCGATGAACTTTGCCACCTTTACGAATTAACTCCACTTCGACGATTGTCGCTACCTGATTGGTACGCAGGATGCGCACCTTCTGACCTTTTTTCATTGATATTTCTTTTTTATTCATTATTGATTTGTTTTAAAACCGAGACCAATAGCCTGCAATCTCTTTAAGGCTTGTTTCTCATAATCCTTTTTAGCTTTTTCGCTGATTTTATTTTCCCAGCAATCGACACAAAAAGGTCCATCGGGAGCATTGTAGCAGCCACCTTTTATCAGTTTTCCACATCTCTTGCATTGTAACTCATTATCCATTAGGCTCATATCTATTTTGTTACTCGTTAAATGACTACCATCACATTCCTTTTTATGATAAATATAGTATCCGTTATATAGTATGTGATTGCTTTCCTTTCAGCATCTCTCAGCAAGTCTTTTTTTAAGATTTGATAATAAGGGTTGGTACACTCTGCGTAAATATCTCATAGTCATATCATTTGCATTTTCCATTACTCATTCAATAGGCCAACAAGACCCTTTCCACATCCTCCGATTCTGTATTCTCAAAGAAGATGCAACCCATATCGCACTCAGCATACTCGCTCACTTGCACCATCTTATCCCCGAATGACATCTCCAGAATATCAATAAGCCGCCTATCTGACTTCGGAAGGAAATTCAGCAAGAGTTTGGCACCTTTTCTCTTGCCATCCCTATAGATATAGGCAATACGATGTTTATCAATGCTCACTTCTCCGGACAGTTTGGAAACATCCGGGAACATACGTTTCGCAGCTCCTTCGCTGTAAATGACATTCGCGTAGTTCTTGCTAATCTTGCAGGATAACATGACGACACTATTAGGCAACAAACGGCGTATATCCACAACAGTAGCCGGTCCATTAATACGAAGCTGCAATTTAATCGCATCCGGAAACAATGCTTTCGCTTTCTCAATATTCAATTCCATATTCATTTTATTTTATAGGTTAATTATTTCATTTGGTTCTGATGCCAGTAAGAAACCATCTCAGCGACATTACGAACCCTGATTTTCGCTTTAATATTCTCCCGATGGCGGTTTACCGTACAAGGCGAGATATGCAGTTCTGCCGCAATATCATCCGTCTGGCAGTTGGAGGCTATGAGCCGGAACACCTCCATCTCGCGATCTGTCAATGTTGTATTAAGCTCCGGACGGCAAATCACGCCTTCATGTTCGCATTCACCCCGTAACGGGCATTTGACCTCCTCGAATACAAACAGACCATCTTTGTTGATGTCAAGGTTATATTGGTCATATTCGCCAAAGTTGCAGCGGATGAAACGGTGGACTACCCGAAATTCATAATGCCACCGGTTCATGGTGCTGGCCGAATAGAGCTGCATCAGCCGGGCATGTGCTTTTGGGTATCGATCCCGGATAACAGAAAGCATATATTCAATGGTCGGCCTATCGGAATCCTTAAATACAACCGCCGGCTGTCCGAATTCCTTCATCATCACATCCCCTTCGGGGGTGTTGTAGAACTCGATGTTGGATATTGCCTCCATACGTCACTTCCACGAGATGCTAATAGGAAACTTCCCATCGGGGTTCTCTGTCACTGTATATCCAAGCATTTCCAATTTTGCCTGATCTTTTGGAGTAATAACTCCTAAATAAGTTCTGAAATTGCCATTCTCAGCTGCACGTTCAATCTGTTCACATATACGCTCAATAGCCGAGTAAGCCTTGGCTTTTTCGTTTGCCTCTTGGGCGGTAATAAATTTCTTATCCATAATATTATTTTCATTTAGTTTTATCGAATCACAAAAATGCTCTCAAATAGTTCTTCATCTCTTGTGGAAATCATTAGTGTCCCATAAAAAATAGGGACTAGTTAAACATTAAATAAATTTGGCCCA